TGAACTATTTAGCGACCCTGCTGACGTTGTAGAACAAAGTAAAGAGTTCTATGGTGATAAGTTTTGGGACGGTAAAGATAGCCAAGGTGATACACCACCACAATTACAACCATTTACTGGTGAAGGTACTAACGTAGAAAACGAATTACCTACAAACCAAAATGGTGAAGAAACAACACAAGAAGAAACACAAGAAGAACAAACTAAGGAATAAGTAGGGAATACCTATTTGTTTATAAATTTTCTCTCGCCGTCGAGATATAAATTCGGCACATACCGTGTTTGAATAGGCAAACGTTTAAAAAACTAGTATGAGAAAGGACATTTTATGAATTTAAAAGAAACTCTAGGTGATTTATATACACCTGAAGTCGAAGAAAAGTTGAAAGGAACTAAGTTTGTTGACTTAACAAGTGGTGAATATGTGTCAGTAGACAAATACAACGCACTTGATACAAAAAATAAAACTTTAGAAGCCGAAAAGGTTGCTTTAGGAAAAGAACTTACTAAAACAAACGAAAACCAATTAACTGAAGTTCAAAAAATGGAAAAATTAATCAAAGAAACTGCACAAGTAAAAAGTGAACTAACAAGAGATAGAAACAAACTTGAAGCAGAAAAAATCTTGTCTAAGGCAGGGCTAAACGAAGAAGATTATGGTGAATATATCAACAAAATCGTTAGTGAAGACGTTGAAACAACTAAATCTATTGCTGAAAGTATAGTAAATACTATTAATAAGCAAAAAGCGTTAGCCGAACAAAGAGTAAAGGAAGAACTAGAAAGTAGAGAAACTTTACCACCTGCTGGTATGCCTAGCAAGGAAATGACACTTGAAGAATTCAATAAGTTATCTTATGAAGAACTTGTAAAGTTGTCACAAGAACAACCAGAGGTTTATAAAAAATTTATCTAAAAAATTATTAAGAAAGAAGGAAAACAATAATGGCTCAATTTGATAGCAAAACATTTAACGCTGAAGTTTTTGGTAGATATGTTGAAAGAATACCTGACTTAAAGAAAAATGAATTATTAAAATCAGGTGCTATTGTATCTCGCCAAGACTTAGCAAACTTATTTGATGAACAAACTGGTGGAAACTACGCAACTATTCCTATGTATGGACTAATTGACGGAACACCTATTAACTATGACGGAGTTAATGATATAACTGCAACTTCTACTAAAACTTATTCACAAAGTATCGTAGTAGTTGGTAGAGCAAAGGCTTGGACTGAAAAGGACTTTGCTTATGATATAACTGGAAAAACTGACTTTATGTCTAACGTTGCTCAACAAGTAGCAAAATATTGGGAAGACGTTGACCAAAATACTTTATTAAGTATCTTAAAAGGTATCTTCTCTATGACTGGAACTAAAAACTTAGAGTTTGTTAACAATCATACAACAACAGTTGAAGGAAATGTAACTGCTACTACTTTAAACAACGCTATGCAAAAAGCAAGTGGTGATAACAAAGCAGCATTTACAGTTGCAATTATGCACTCTCAAATCGCTACTAACTTAGAGAACTTACAAGTATTAGATTATTACAAATATACTGATGAGAACGGTGTTCAAAGACAATTAAATATCGCTTCTTGGAATGGTAGAACAGTATTAATCGACGACAGTTTACCAGTAGACGCAACTGAAGGAACATATACTACTTATGTATTAGGACAAGGTGCATTTGGTGAAGTAGATTGTGGTGCTAAAGTACCATACGAAATGTATAGAAACCCATTAACAAATGGTGGTTTAGATACTTTAATCACTCGTAGACGTAAAGCATTTGTTCCTTACGGAATTTCATTTACTAAATCTAGTATGGCTTCATTAAGTCCAACTGACGCTGAACTTGAAACTGGTGCTAACTGGACATTAGTTAATGACGGTGCTGCTTCTAACCCTTCTTATATCAACCATAAAGCAATTCCAATGGCTAGAATTGTAAGTGAAGGGTAATTAAATGGCTTTAGTTGAAAAAAACGGTAAAATCGTAGACTTTATAGAAACAACTGGGGAATACGTTGACCCAATTACTCGTAAACCCCTAGTTTCTAAAGTTGAAGAACCTAAAAAAGAAGAAAAAGAAGAAGTAGTCGAAGAAAAAGAACATAAAGAAGAAAAGAAATTCTATAAAAAATAGTTAGGAGTTGATAGAAGTGGAAGAAGAAAGAATTGATAGTTTACTAGAAGAATTACGTTTAGAAATTCTTGGTAGTAAAGAAGACACTTCAAAAGACGATATTCTAACTCTTAAATTAAAACAGGCTAATACTATTGGTTTAAGACTTGCATACCCTTTTTTGAAAGGCGAAGAACTACCTAGCGAAATGCCTACACAATATGACGATTGGCTAGTAATGGCTGCCGTTGAATTGTTTAGGGGCATAGGTGACGAGAATATCAAATCTTATGCCGAAAATGGTTTATCATACACACGTGGAACTGCTGCTCTATTAAGTGACGAATTATCTACACTTGTTATTCCTTTAGGAAAAGTAATGACTATGGAAGAAAAGAAAGTAGAAGAAAGCAAAGAAAATGAGAGCGAACTTCCTTAAAGAAATCTACATAGCCAGTGCTATTGAAGAAGAACAAGAAATCAACGAAGACGGTGACACAATAAAAGAGTATGAAGAACCTGTTAAATATAATTTCAATGTTCAACCTATAAGTGGTTTTGTTAAACAAAGAGATTATGGTCAAGAAGAAACACAAATACAACGTGCTATAATTTACTATGGTAGACAACCTAACGAAATAGAAAAGTATTTTGATATGTTTAAAGTTTATGATTTAGCATATTTAGATGGTGCTACACCTGTTGGTGAAACTAAACACGGTCAAAACGCTAACTACCGTATAAGGTCGGTTAGGAACCAAAACAAACGAATAGTGTTAGACTTTGAAAAAATATAAGGTGGTGAATTAAATGAAAGTAGAAAAAAATGGTGTTGTTAAAACAATCGATAACGAAATTTTAGCAAAACAATATATCGCCGTAGGGTGGAAAGAAGTCAAAGAAGACAAAAAGGTAGATAAACCTAAAGAAGAAAAAAACGAAAAGAAATGGTAGTTTATGCGTAGATACGAGAGTGATTTAAGTTCTAACGGTTTAAAAAGACTTGCTAAAGAAATAGAACAATATAATAAAGACTTAAAAACAAATACCGATAAAGGACTTCAAACTCTTGCAAAATTGGGTACACAAGTAGCCTTACAAGAAGGTAGCCGATTTAGTACAAACTTAATAAAAGGAAATGTGACTTGGTATAAAGTAACCGACGAACATTATGTAATTACTACATTAAACCCTTTATTAACTTTACTAGAATATGGTACTGGTGTAATAGGTGAAAATAACCCAAGCAAAACCGCAATAAAAAATGGTTACCAATACAAAATTGGTAGCAAGATAAAAACTTATACGATTACTTACGCAAATGGTATTTCGGTAGAAAAAGAAGGTTGGTTCTATTACGATAAGAAAATAGGTAAGGTTAGGTTTACCCAAGGTTTACCACCTAGACCGTTCTTCGAAACAACCGCTAAATTTCTACATAAAGTTGCACCTAAATATGTAGGTAAAAGTATAGAAGGGGGAAGTACTAAATGATAACAATAGAAAAGTTGGTTCTTAAAGAAGCAAAAGAATATCTAAAAAATAATGTAGATTATGATTTAGTTGTTGTAAGTAAGGCTTTAAGAGAACCAAAGAAATTCCCCTATGTTCTTATAGAAGAATATGAGAATAATTATAGAAGTAGAACAGTAGACGGAGTAGAAAGTTGCTCGAACTTAGTATATACGGTAGAAATTTATAGCAAAGACACAAATAATAATACAAAAGAAAATATTAATTGTGAGTTAGAACAAATGGTTGACACAGTTTTGTCAAAACGATTTGGTATGACAAGACAAAGTAGACAAAAATTACCTAATTTAGATACCGATATACTAAGAACGGGTATGAGATATGAATGTGTTATAAATGACACAAGAAGAAGAATTTATTAGAAAGAGAGAGATTAAACTATGGCAATTATTCAAGATATAAGCGATAGAGCGTTTACTGACGTTGGTGCTGCTATATTAGTAAAAGACAATAGTGATAATTTATATAATTTGCTATTACCAGTAACTAATATACCTGCAACAGGTTCTGCACCTGAAACAGTTGAAAAAACTGTTACAACTGAAGGAAAGAAATCTTATATTATGGGTAGACAAGATAGTCCACAAAAAGAACTTACTTTCTACGCACATAGAGATAACTTCTTACGTTTAAACGCTGCTAAAGGTGAAACTAAAGAGTTTTTACAAGTTAACCCTGACGGAACTGGTTTCTTATTTAGGGGACAATTAAGTTATTACCAAGACGAAGTTAGTGTTGGAAATAACATTGAAGGTAAAGCCGTTATTACAGTTACTTCTTCAACTGAAGAACCTGTAAACAACGTACTTGACCTAATTAAACCAACTGCTTTATTCGTAACTGAAATTCCTGATACTAAGATATTAACTGGAACTGAAAGTTATGAATTAGCAATCACTACTGACCCTAGTGACGCAACAGTTACAGTTTCTAGTGATACAACTGGTGTAGCAACTGCTACTTATACAGACGGTAAATTAACAATAACTGGTGTAGCAAAAGGTAGTGCAATAGTTACAATCAATGTTGCTAAAACTGGTTATGCAAATAACTTTGCAACTATTCTAGTAATAGTAAAATAAAAAATATAAAGAAAAGGTGGAATAATATATGAACTTTCCAATAGAAATAGACGGAAAAACTTATGATTTCGCAATCAATAGAAACGCGATAAAAAACTTAAATTTCAAAGAAATAGATAGTAACGATATTAGTGCTAATGTAGAATTAATGGAAAATATGTTTTATCAATTCTTAATAGTAAAGAACCCTAACTTCACAAGAGAAGAAGGTATGGCTTTACTAGATAAAGCATTAGAAGAATATGGTTATGACGAATTATCTAAAGCATTAGGGCAAATTGCTAGTACGGGTTTTACTATGAAAGGAAATTCCAAGATAAGTTGGCTAAAGAAATAGCCGATAGCAATATTCCTAAAGAAGAAATAGAAGAAACAAAAGAACAAAGTTTAGAAACATATTTTATGGAAGAATTATTCCCTTTGGCTTTAATGTACGGTATGACTTCTCAAGAGTTTTGGTATGATGACCCTGCTCTAATGTGGTCATACCGTATTTTTTATGAAAATAAACTTAAAAACGATAGAGAAACAAGTAATCAACTTGCTTGGTTACAAGGGCTATATATATATGACGGTGTTAGTAAAGCGATTGCTAATGCCTTTAGAGGTAAAGGTAAAGAACCGTTAAATTATATGGACACACCTATCGATTTAAGTGGAACTAACGAAAAGAAAGAACTCGTTTCAAAGAAATCTCAAAAACAATTTAATTATTGGGGTTCTTTGGGAAGAAAGGAGTGAAATAAATGAATGTTGATAATTTAAACATAGTAATTAAAGCAAGTGTCAACCAAGCAACAACAGCGTTAAAAGCGTTAGCCATTGGAATTGCTACAACAACAAGTGCAAGCGATAAATTAGGAAAAGTATGGTCAAAAGTTGGTAATGCAATTAAAAGCGGTTTATCTAAAGGTGCTAGTTCGTTAAAAAATTTCTTTTCTCAACTAACTGGCGTTAAAATGAACTTTGTCGATATGTTAGATTTATCAATGACATACATAGAAAACTTAAATCTATGGAAAGTATCTATGGGTGAATGTGTTGATGAAGCAACTAGGTTCCAAAACACTATGGCAGAAGCCTTTGGTACAAACCTTAGTGACGCCGTTAGATACCAAGCCGTATTCCAACAAATGTCTAGTGCTATTGGTATGACTAACAAACAAGCAAATACACTTAGCGAAAATATGACTAAGTTAGGTTATGATATATCTTCTTTCTATAATATAGATATAGAAGACGCTATGGCTAAACTACAAGCAGGTCTTGCTGGGCAAACTAAACCATTACGTTCTCTAGGTATGGACATAACACAACAATCATTAACGCCTGTACTACAAAGCCTAGGAATAAACGATAGAAGTATTACTGAACTTAGTCAAGCCGAAAAAATGGTTCTTAGATATATAGCAATAATGCGACAATCTACAAACGCTCAAACCGATATGGCAAGAACTATCGAACAACCTGCTAACCAATTAAGAATACTTAAAGCACAAGTAATAGAAGTTGGTCGTTGGTTTGGTAATGTATTTATAGGAACATTTGGTGCTATTATTCCTTACGTAAACGGTGTTGTAATGGCAATAAAAGAGTTAATTAAATTATTAGCCAACCTAGTAGGTTTCCAAGGTGTAGTCGAAGACGTAGGTGAATATGGTGGCGGTATGGTGGTTGATACTGGTGACGACGGTGAAAGTCTTGCTAGTAATATGGGTAAAGCAGCCAAAAGTGCTAAACAAATTAATGAAAACCTACAAAGTATCGACGAAGTACATAATTTAACCGAAGATACTGGTTCAAGTGGTGCTAGTGGTGGTGGTGGCGGTGGTGCTGCCATTGGTGGAATTGATAGCCGATTACTAGAAGGACTTAAAGGTTATGACAATCTAATGAGTAGCGTTAGAACAAAAGCAAGCGACATTAGAGATAGAATAATGGAATGGCTAGGTTTCACTAAACAAGTTAATGAAGAAACTGGTGAAATCTATTATATATACACTGGTAATGGTTGGTCAGACGTTGGTCTTAAAATTACCGAAGCATTTCAATATGCTACCGACTTTATAAGGGGGTCTATTAACTCTATTGATTTTAGTGTAGTTGGGCAAAAATTAAATTTAGCAATTTCAACTTTAGATACTGGCTCAATAGTAAGGAATGTAATTAGTGTATTCGGTGACGCTGCACTATCAATTCAAGACTTATTCTTATCAATAGATTGGGGAATGATAGCCGATAAATGGTCACAAGGTATCGCTAGTTTTCATAATACTATTGCTAGTTTCGTAAACCAAATAGATTTTACGGCTATTGGTCAAAAAATTACTGATTTCTTTGCTAATTGGAATATTGTTGACGTAGTTGCTAGCAACTTTAAACAAGATACTTCTATTGCTAATGGTATTATAGATTTATTTAGTTCGATAGACTGGGGTCAAATTGCTAAAAAACTTAGTGACGGTTTAGTTGCTTTACTACAAGACACTGCAAAAATGATAAAAAATATAAAATGGGGTAAATTAGCAGAAAACATAGTATCAGGTATCTTCGACGCTTTAGTAAATACCGATTGGGTAGGTATATTAATGGGCTTAGGTGAAGTAATACTTTCGGCTGCTAATTCTTTGGTAGAATTTATTTTAGGTGCAATAGCAGGTTTATTCCAATGGGAAAAATTAAAACCAATTTTACAACTAGTTGTAGACGGTTTCAAAAAAGGGTTCACTAGTGCTAAAGACGCTGCAATAAACGTCGTAAAAAGTTTAATTAGTGGTGTAATAAGCACAGTTACTGGTATACCTAATAAAATAAAAAGTGGTCTATCTAAGATACCTACAATATTCAAAGACGCATTTAATGGTGCTGTAAACAAAGTTAAAGAAGCGTGGAATAATATTAAAAGATTATTTAATGCAGGTGGTAAGATATTCACTAACATTGGTAATGGTATATTAAATACTTTCAAGACATTAGTTAATGCAATTATAGAAGGTATAAATAAAGTTATTAAGAAACCATTTGACGGAATTAATGGTTTAATGAATAAGATAAGAAATACAACAATATTAAAGGCAAAACCATTTAAAGGGTTATGGAAACAAGACCCAATTCCAGTACCTAAGATACCTAAATTAGCAACTGGTGGTTTTGTAAACGAAGGTCAAATGTTTATAGCACGTGAAATGGGTCCTGAGTTAGTTGGTAACATAGGTTCAAGAACAGCGGTTGCAAATAATGACCAAATAGTTCAATCAGTATCACAAGGTGTTGCTAGTGCCGTAGCAAGTGTACTAGGTAGCGATAATTCAACTAGTGAAATAACTGGTACAATAGACGGACAAACATTTATTAAATTAGTAGTAAACGGAATTAACGGAATGACAACAAAAAACGGTAAATTCCCATTAAAAATATCATAGGGGGTGTAATATATGGCTATGTTAAAAATAGACGGACACGACGTGTCTAATGTGTTCTCACAATATGACGTAGAATGGATTGACCTATCGGCTCAATCTACACGTAATATGAAGGGAACTATGAAAATGAAAGTAGTTGCTAACAAGTATAAAATAATACTAACTCTACCACCTATGTTAAAAGCCGAATTCGTAAATTTCTTCCAATACATAAATAATGCGGTTGAACATAATGTAGAATACTTCAACCCATTTACTGGAACTATGAGAACGGCTCGTTGCTATCGTGGTGATAGAAAAGCAACTATTAAATGGAATACCGACCCTGCAACAAATAATGTAATGAACGAAAGTACAACAATTTCGTTGATAGAATTGTAGGTGATTAAATGATAGCAATTTCAAACAATCTAAAAAATTATATACAAAATGACGGAACTTTAAATGCTCGTATAAAAGTATATGAAGTAGAAGAAGGAACAAACGATTTAACAGGTGAATTTGAAAGAACTGAAACCCTAATAGATACATTAGAAGGTGACGGCGACATTGTTTCAATTAGTGTCGACGAAAGTATAGCAGACGAAGAAGGTTTTATAGGGTTTACTTCTTCTCGCTCTATTGATTTAGAAATATTTACTTATGATGACCAAGGAAACAAACACGATTTAAGTGGTAAGGAAGTCAAACTAGAAATGTGGTGCGAAGAATTATCAAACGAAGTAATAGATTATGGCTATTATGTAGTTGCTAAGGACGGAAATGACATAGGTAAAGAAACTTCTAAATATACGGCTTATGACTATATGATTAAACTAGATACACCATTTGTAGATAGCCACCAATACGAAAGTAGAGTACCTGAAGGTTATACCGAAGGTAATTACATAGAATTAAGTGATATTACCAATGAAAATGTATATCTTGATACTGGTATAACATTAAACCAAGATAGTGAAGTTGAATTAACGGTTGCTAACTTACCTAGTACAAATGCAAAGATATTTGGTTCGATAGCCGAAACACCAAGTAATTCAAACGAACTAGAAGATGAAGAAGAAACTGAAGAAGAACACGGAACTTTCTCAATATTAACTAACAATGGTAATTTAGTATTAACATTTGGTAATAATGTATTAACAACACCAATACCAAATGACGAAATTATCTATATAAGAATAAGTAATCAAGCGTTAGAAGTAAACGGTGTTAAACAAGATATTAGTTCTTATACAAACTTTGAAACACCAAACAACGTATATCTATTCAACGTTACTGGTGAAGCACCTAGTGGGTATTCTTCACCAAATATGAGATTGTATTCTTGTAAAATATATGAAAACGGCGACTTAATTAGAGAGTATATTCCTTGCTCTAGTCAAACTAACGGTATAGGTTTATACAATATAACAAATGAAGATTTCTTAACGATAGTAAATGCCGTAAGTTTAACAATAGATAGTGTAACATTTACACAAACATTAAAAGAGTTCTTATTAGAAATGTTAGCACCAACTGGAATACAACTAGGTAGTACTACATTTAGTAACCAAAACTTTGTAATAAATAGAAGACCTTATTTCGAAAATGAAACTCGTAGAAATGTTTTAAGAGCAATTTCACAAATGGCAGGTACATTTGCTAGAATAGGTGTAGATAATAAGTTATATATAAATGGTTTCAATAATACTAGTGAAGAATTAACCGAAGACAACACATTTGAATTAACCGAACAAGAAAAAGCATTTGGTCCTGTAAATTCATTAACATTAGGTGCTAATGGTTCTACTGACGGTGATGAAGTAATTGTAGAAGACGCACAAAGTATAGAAACAAATGGTAGATTAAATATAACAATCGAAGATAACCCATTTATGGCTAATGACGACGAAATAGATAGAGCAAAACAAGGGTTGTTTAATGCAATTAATGGAATTAAGTTTAAACCATTTGAAGCGAAGTACTATGGTTATATTTATTGGGAATGTGGTGACAAGATAACCGAGAATGGAAATGATACATACATTTTAAGGCACTCGTTTGCCTTGTATGGTGACGGAAACGTATCGGCACCTAGTCTAACTAGTACCGAGATAAAATATCAATCTACGAGCGTATTAAGTGCCTTTAAGACCGCAAAATTAGAATTAGATAGAGTAAACGCACAAATAACTTCATTAGCAAGTGATTTAGGTAACACAGTTGACACAAGTGATTTAGACGCATTATATGAAAAAATTAAAAACAATGAAATAAGTCCAATAGAAGGTAGCATAAGTGAGTTAACACAAACTACAAACAACTTAGTTGCTAGTTTCACAAATATAACTAATGACGAAAGTAGTGAAAGTGGTAATGTAGGAAATCTAAAAAATACAACTGTTACGATTGACGTAAACGGAATTAGTGTTCAAGCGTATGGTAGCGTTATTAAAACATTAACCGCAAACGAAGGTTTCTTTATACTAAAAAATGACGAAGTATATGCTTCATTTACTACTGAAGGAATTACAGTAGACAACTTAACTTCAACTCAATATTTAACAGCAGGTAACCATAGAATTGAAGGTTATGAAGATAATGGAAAGAGAACTGGTTGGTTCTATATAGGGGGTTAGAATATGGCAACAACATTAACAACTTCTTACAAACAAATATTTAGTTTTAAAGCAAGTACTTACGCAACTGTAAAAGTATTCGCTAAGGCTACACAAAATACTAGTGCTAATACAAGTACAATTAGTATGTATGCTACATTAACTGGTACAGGTAATAGTGGTTCGTTCTCTGGTGGTACTTTAAAATATACACTTGACGGACAAACACAAAGTTATTCTTTAGGTAGTACAAGTTATGGTGGTAAGACAATAACTTATAATACATTTACTAAAACAAGGTCACACGCTAGCGACGGTACTTACACAAACAAAACAATAAGCGTATCTATATCAACAAATGGTTCACCTAATGGTAGTGGTAGTGGAAAAATAAATTGTGCTACTATTCCTAGACAAAACTCTATTACAAGTGTTAGTGAAGCCGATATAGGTTCAAATATAAATATAGTAATTGGTAACAATTCTAGTTCATTTAAAAACACCGTAACTTGGTCTTGTAATGGTTTAAGTGGTACGGTTGTAGCAACGAATGGAACAACATTAGATAAAGTAGCGAGTGGTACATATACTTGGCAAATACCAACTAGTATATTAGCAACAATACCTAATAGTAGTAGTGCAACAATTACATTAACAAATACTACTTATAGTGGAACTACACAAATAGGAACAACTACAAAGGCTACAACAAAAGCAAATGTTCCAAATAGTAGTAGACCAACATTAAGTTTAGTTAGTAAAGTTGAAACTGATGAAAGCGTAATTAGTGCTTTACCTTCTAGTGCAACTGACTTTACTGAACCAATAATAAATCTATCTAAGCCTAGTTTTACATTTACGGCTAAGGCATTAGACGGTGCTACACTAAATTGGTTATATTTAACAACTGGTTCTAACACAAAAGCAATACAATTAAGTGGAACTACACAAACTATTACGTATACATTTGAAAACCCAATGACAAGCCCAATAGTTACATTCGTTTTATATGATAGTCGTGGTTTAACAACTAGTACACCATATACATTTGACGGAACTAGTTTAGCAAGAACATACAACAAACCTGTTTTTAAGACTGTTGAAATAAAAAGACCTAGTATAATATATAGTACCGTTGAAGGAAAAATAACTGGTACTTATACAACTGAAAACATAGACGGTGTAACTGGAAATGCGATTGCTCTTGGTTACCAATATAAAGAAGTAAATGAAGAAAACTATGGTAGTATAGTTTGGTTAGAAAATGATATTACTTATGACACAACTAATGGAACTTGGGCTTACGAAGGAACAATGGGTTCGTTTGCCGAATATAACAAAAGTTATTATGTTAAGTTAATATTAGGTGACCACGTTGTAGACGGTACTATTGAATATATATTTATGTTAAGAAAGAGTATTCCAACATTTAGTGCAGGTGAAACTGATTTACAAATAAATGGTGAATTAAATTTAGCCGACGAAAACAACGAAAACAACGTAGAAATATTTGGTTTAACTGGTACACCTAGATACGATAGTACACAAACGTATGAAGAAGGTGCTTATGTAATATATGGCAATTCTTTACAAAAATGTTTAGGAACTACTACTGGTGCATTTGATAGCACTAAATGGGAAGAAACCGACATAATGAATGAAATCAAAAACGGTAGTGGTGCTAAAGTAACTACGCTATGGGAAGGTACATTCGCTGCAACAAGTACAGGTTCAATAAGTTGGTCGCAATCTAAATACGATTTTGATACATTAAGAATTGCATATAGGTTAGATAATTGGGGGGCAAGTAATGTTCAATTCAAAGATGTACCAAATATAAAAAGTGGTATGAATGCAACTTGTTTGGATATAATATATGGTTATAGTAGTTCAAGGCAAAATATAAGAAGTGCAGTATTAAATATATATGAAAAAAGTGCAAGTTGGGATAGTGCAAGAATACAATATAGAGAATTATCAACAAGTGCAGTAACAAGTGGTGGTAATGCAACAACAGGTTCAACTATATCAGTTATAGGAATATATGGAATAGGTGGAAGTGGTGCAGTAGCAAAGACAGAAGAGAATAATTATATTGTTATGCACTTACCATCAAGTCAAAGTTTTAGTAATTCATATACAAAATTAAATTTAACAACTTATATTTCTAGTGGTACTAGATTAGCAGAAAGTTCAGGACAAGTAGTAATAGGTAGTGGTGTAAGAAGAATAAAGGTAAGTGGTACATTTGCATTTAGTAAAGGCGCTGCTGGTGATAAGTATATGAGAATAACAAAAAATTATAATGCAAGTAATATAGATGGAACTACAATAACAATGCAATTAAGAAGGGAACCAAATACAGGTGTAAGTCAATTAGTTGCAAGTGAAATTATATGTAATGTAACTGAAGGAGATTTAATTGGAATGTATGTTTATGGTGGTAGTGGAGATACTGCAAGACAAACATTATCAAATGATATGTTACAAACATATATGAAAGTTGAAGTAATAGATTAGGAGTGATAAATATAAAAAAGGAAGTGATATTTAATGATTAAAATTGAAAATAGCAATATTTATTTAACTAGGGGCGACAGTGCAAGTATTAATATTACTATTCAAAATGATGACGGAAGTGATTACGAATTCCAAGTAGGAGATAAAATAATATTTAGTGTTAAAAATAAATATAGTGATACAACACCACTATTAAGGAAAGAAATTGAAATAGAAAGTGCTAGTACTAGTGCCACTATTTCTCTAACAAAAGAAGATACTACAATAGGTAAGTTAGCAGATAAACCAGTTAAATACGTATATGACATTGCTTTAAACGAAGACCAAACAGTAATAGGGTATGATGAAGAAGGAAGTAAATACTTTACATTGTACCCTGAAGCAAGCAATGATAACTAATATAAATGCAAATGGTTTAACTGGTAAATTAAGAAAGAATATAAACTTAAAAGCAAAATTAAATTATCAAATAACTTCAGGAAGTAAAACAATAATTGAAAATGGAACTTATGATATAGCAAGATATAACGAAGTAGTAGTTGATACAATAGTTCCAAGTGGAGATATAGAAATAACTACAAATGGTACTTATGACGTAGCAGAATACGAAAATGCAATAGTAGATTGTCCTAGTGATTTAGACTGGTCTGCATTAGGTTATAGTGATAGACCACCTACAATAGATGAAGGTTATGAATATGCACTAGAAATAAAAAATAATTGGAATACAAGTGGAACTATTTATAATGGTTATAGAGATTTAAAAATATTGTTTTTCCCAACAGTAGATTTATCAAATTATACTAGTTTTACTTTACAATTTGCTCCGCACGTAATTTATATAGGTAGTTTAAATACGTCCAAAGTAGGAAGTTTTTATAACGTATTTAATAACTGCTATGCACTTAAAAAGATAGAAGCACTTGATACAAGCAATAGTAATAACACTAGATATATGTTTGGAAATTGTTATAGTCTAACAGATGTTCCCAAGTTAGATACAAGTAGAGTTACAGACGCTTCTTATATGTTTTATCAATGTTCTTCTCTTGAAAAGATACCTTTATTAGATTTAAGCAGTGCTACCAATACAAGTTATACATTTAGTGGTTGTTCTAAACTAAAAAATATACAAAACTTTGATATTAGTAATTGTACTTCTGCAAATAATATGTTTTCAGGTTGTGGACTTTTAGAAACTGCACCTGAAATAAATGCACCACTATTAAAAGTTTGGAATTCAATGTTCTCAAGTTGTTCTAATTTAAAAAATGTTCCTGTTTATAATATGAGTTCTGCAACTAGTTTAGGTAGTATGTTTAGTGGTTGTGTTAGTTTAACTGATGAAAGTTTATATAACATTATAGAAAGTTTATTAACTGCAACTTCATATATGGGAACAAAAACATTAAGTACTGTTTTTAGCAATGGTACATATAATACTTTAAAAAGTAGAATACAAGCATTAAGTAATTATCAAGATTTAGTAAACGCAGGTTGGAGTTAGGAGATGATTATATGTTAAAAGAAAAAATAGCAAAACTAATAGACTTAAAAACAATAATAAGTCTAATAGTAATAATTGCTTATACTATTATGGTATTTCAAGGAATAGTAGAAGCAGATTATAAAGACTTAGTAATAATGGTAGTAACATACTATTTTGCTAAAAAAGAAAAGGAAGTGCAAGAATAATGAAACCAATATTTCCTATGAAAGTGATGAACATATCACAAACATACAATGGTAGTGGTCATAAAAAACACTGGAAAGGTGCAGAACGTGGACATAAGGACTACCCTATCGATATTTGTGGTGCTGACAGTGGGCGTGATACACTTTACACCCCTTGTCCTTGCAAGATTACTTTTATTCAAGCCAAGAATTCTAAGGACTGGACTAATAAAATGATACTTGTATCAACCGAAAAAGTAGATACACCAAAGTATGGTAAGACACAAATATTCTTTAAATGCGTTCACTTCCCATATTCTAATGTCAAGAAGTACGGTTTAAAAGTAGGAAAGACATTTAAAGCATACGAACCATTTTGTAATGAAGGTAGCGATAATCACTCAACTGGTAACCATATTCATTTTTCTTGCGGAATTGGGTATGCAGATAAATCAATAGTAAATAAAAACGGTAAGTATGTAGCAAATGGTGATAATAAATACCCTGAGAATATTCTATGGGTAGATTTAGACTTTACTAAAATAAAGAATGGTGGAAATCTAAATTGGAAAACATTTAAGAAAGAAATAAAACCTAGTGTATCTTATTACAAAAAATGTGCTAGTAAATATACTTCTTTAGTAGACGCTTTAAAATCAATTAAAGTAGATAGTTCGTTTAGTTATAGAAAGAAAATAGCGAAAGCAAATGGAATAAAAGCCTATGTAGGTTTGCCTAGTCAAAATAGTAAAATGTTAAAATTATTAAAAGAAGGAAAACTAATCAAAGTTTGACTTTCTAAAAAATAATGTTAAAATTAAGATAGAAATGGGGTGCAACTATGGAAACAATCACAATCGCATTAGCAATATCAATTATAGGTATCATTCTTAATGTGTTTAATTTCTATTATTCAAGAAAGAAAGACACAATAACAAATGTTAAAGAACAAGACAAAGAGAGTACTAATCAACAACTAATTGATTATCGCTTAACCCAAGTAGAAAAGAAACTAGACAAAATACTAGATATTTTAGATAACTATGACAAAGAAATAGACGAACGTGTAGATAAGGCTATGAGCCAACATATCAAGTTATATCACACAAAAGGGGTTTAGAATGAAATTGAGAGAAGACGTATACGATATAAAAAAGGAATTACAAGAAGTAAAAAAAGAAAGTTTCGCATTTTCAATTCTTAGTGATTACAAAAGACAAAACAAAAGACTATTTATTGCTTTAGTAATAGTTCTAGTTATGTGGTTTGCAACAATAGGTGCATTTCTTTATTACATAATTAACGTTGATTATGAAGAAGTTACCGAAGTAGCCGAAGTAGAAAACGAAAGTGGTAATGCTAATGGTTGCATTGGTGATAGTTGTAATAACGGAGTTATAAATGGCGAAAGTTAAACTAACTAGAAAAACTAGAAAGAAAGTAAAAATACAATATGTAAAGAAATGCAAGAACTGTGGGAAATTCGTTAAGAAGTAG